TAGCCGTCGAAAACTGTGAACGATTTCGAAACTGTGTTTGTTTTGCCAGTTGTTTGTTTGCGTGGTATGCGTGTGTAAAGAAGCCCGGCCCACAAGCGGAGTGGACCGGGCTTCGGCTTATGAAGTTGTTACGGCAGTGTTACTTGATGACGCCGAACCTTGCGCCCCACTGCTGCTCGTTCGGGTGGAACCCTCGCGAGTTGGTCAGCAGGTCGTCGACCACGATCGACGGACGTGGGCTGTCGAACGGGGTTGCCGAGCTGGGGTACGTCCAGGAGAGCGGGTGAGAGAACTTGGTTGTCGTCCCGGAGATCACACTGGCGAAGCCGGAACCGTTGCCGGAGAAGTCCACGATCCAGATCGTGTCGGCCGAGACGCCACAAGGCTCTAGCTTGAGCTTCCAGCCCTGCGAGGGAACGCCCGCGTTGAGGCCGACGCACAGGTCAGAGTCCTCGCCATTCGGCTCGTACGTGAGCTCGAATGCGTAGTCCCCGGCGTAGTGGTCGATGGTGACGGGCGAGAGCTGGCCGGTGCCGACCAGTTCCGTGACCGGGCCGTCGAAGTTGTAGGTGAAGTCCTCGCCCGCGTTGGAGTTTGTCTGGCGTGACAGGCCGACCAGTTCTCCGACGGTTCCGTTGCCGCCGCTGAGCGCGTCGAGTACTTCCCCCTTACCCCACACCCGGTTATACGGGTCGATGCACTGGTGGCCACACGACGGTGTCGCGGCCGGACGATTGACGGACGGAGAGGCCATTGCGGCCCCGCCTGCCGGGATGATGGCGGCACATGCGATTGCCGCTCCGAGTACTACCGACTTCCTGAAAAACATTTGGTACCTTTCGTTCTCCGACAGGGCTTTCCTGCCGGCTTTCCCCCAGTCCGGGGAAGTATAGGCCCGCCCGCGCACCGGCGGTTTCTGGGGGAGACTGGTACGCGGGCGGGAGTCTTCATCATGCTACCCGGAGAACTTCGCCTGGGCGTCGATGACGTTCGTGGTACCGCGCGAGGTCCGGACCTGAACAGTAGAGCTGGCATCGTCAGGAGCGCCCTTCTGGCCTGCCTTGTAGCGCCGGGAGATCTCCTTCCGGATGTACGCGCGGTGCTCCCAGGACATGAAGAACGGGGAGTCGATGAGGCCCTTGGGCGAGTAGTTGCGAGGGTACTTGTAGCTGTTCTTCGCCGCGTCCGGCCGCCATGAGGCATTCAGGTACCGCGCCCGGACTACTCCGCAACCTCGGTCGCATGAGCCGACGAGTAGGTGCGCTCCGTGTGGGCGCTTCTCGATGTTGTCGTACAGGTCCGCGTCCCAGATATGTCCGAGGTCCCAGCACACCAGGATGACCGTATCGACTTCCGAGACCCATTTCTTGAATGCCGGCTCTAGCATCTTCTCGCCTTTCAATGCCGATTCGCGTTGTTGGTCTTCGCTTCGAGCATGATAGCCGTTACCCGGCTCCGCTCGAAGGGGGTGAATGTCCAGTCTTTCCCGACAGCACTGCTGAGCAGCCAGTCGAGGAGTTCCATCGTGAAGAGTGGGAGCTGGTCGCCGCCTAGTTCTAGCGCACCCTCGCGATAGGCTACGTCGAGCATTACCGTCATGAGCTTCATGGCAGGGCTCACGCCTAGAGCCCAGTGCTCGCTAAGGTACTGCTCGACTAGTAGCACACTCTCCCCCATCCCCGTCCGATTCGCCGTTAGGACTAGCCTACCGGATTATTCCCGGTAAGGGAAGCCCTTTCCGGAAAACAATTTCGGCTCTAGTAGGTCCATAGTTCTGCCGCAAACTCGGGACTGTTGCGTGCTCGCCGCAATGCTGTTATGGTATGCCGCAGTGCCGCGCGGACATGGTCACTTCCCTTAACCCACAATCCCCATGCCTTGAGGCGTTCGTCTGTGGCGGTTGAGAATGCCATCGCGCGGTGCTGGAATGTAAGGGTAGCGTCCCCGAGCTGCTTCTGGTGCTTCAACAGCTGGTACATCGCGCCTAGGCGTACCGGGGAAAGGGCCTCAGGGTCGGTTGAGTGAAAGGTAGGGTCCTGGTCCCACGCTTCTACGATCATTGCGACGCCGGTCTTATAATCGAGGGACTGTACTTCCCGGACTAGGCGGGCAATCTCTACGGCTTGCTTTGGTTCCGGCCCGTCGAACTCGCCCCAGTCATGCTCCCAAATAGCGGCCGGAGCATCCCCGAAAATACAGTCACGGGGAACCGTCATGAGGTACCAGCCGGTTGTGCCGCCGGGATCAATACCCATTATATGCAAGTGCTTGGTCGGCATCCCTCCCCCTCCAGATGCCGGACTGATCGCAGGGGCGCTCTTCCCATATCCCGCGACCAGCCCGGACACGCTCCGGAAAAGGCGAGTAAACCGGAGCGCGCTATTCGAGCTTACCCGATCCGGCCGGGGAAGGGAAGGGGGCAAGCGAAACAATTTTCCCGGCCGGGAAGGGGGCTAGACTTGTAGCATGTCCGGGGAGTATACTCGGGATTTCGCGCCGGTATACGGCCGGTAAACGGAAGATTAAGATGGCGGGCCTGGAGTTGCCGCTCTGGCCCGCCGTCAGGGAAGTGAGGTTCCCTATGGACGAGTCTACCCGATCCGGGGCTGAAAGTAAAGACCCGCGCGGGACCAGGCGTTTTCCCTTCAGGGACGGGGCCGGACGCTACCGGGAGCTTGGCTGGACAGGAACGATCCCGGTCGCGCGGCAGGGTACGAAAGCACCACTGGTCAAGGGCGTTACCGGGCATGCTGGCGTTGATATTAGTGATGAGGATCTCCCTGGCCTGATTGCCAAGTATGCGCAGGCGAATCTCGGGTTGCGGCTGCCCTGGGACATTATTGGCATAGACGTAGATGCGTATGAAGGCCGTGACGGACACCGGACAATAATGTTCCTCGCGCAACGCCTTCAATGCCACTTGCCGCTGACCTGGAGGTCAACTTCCCGCATGCCGGAAGATGGCGTGTCGGGGATCTACCTGTTCCATGCTCCCCGTTCCGTGCGCCGAGTGTGGGTGACAGACCTTGGACCCGGTTCCGGCGTCGAGATAGCGCAGTATCATCACCGGTTCGCGACTGTGGCTCCCTCCGTACATAATTCAACGGGCCGGTTGTATAGGTGGTGGAGCGGAGATGACCCTGTCCTAGCACCGCGCCCCGAGGAGTTGCCTGAGTTGCCAGTTCCATGGGCGCGGTACCTGATGTCAGAACGCGACTATACTGTCACCGAGCGGGCGCGGAGTGAGGAAGTTGCTGCCTGGTATGCTCGGGTAGGTAGTGGGGCGATGTGTAAGTACATGTCACATGCGGCCGAACAGGAAGCAACCAAGATCCGCGTCGCAGGAGTCCTGGGTGGCCTTCACGATGAACTTTGTCAGGCCGTAACGCATCTATGTATGAATGCCGCTGAGGGGCACAAGGGCCTAGAAGCGGCGCTGAACATTCTGGAGTGGGACTTCTCACACGCAGGACGCCGCCGGAACCTCCGTTCGGAATGGGCCGGGGCAGTCAATACGGCTATGGCTAATGCCGCTGCCGTTCCGCAGGAAGATATAGACGTGTGCTCGATAGGGAGCGCCGACTGGAGGAGAACATCATGACAAACAATAACCGTCACGATGACGATGACAACAACTACATCCGGCGCGGCGAGGGTCCTGGTGTAAATCGCGAAGACATAGAGATGCCATACACCGGTTCTACAGCAGAGCAAGATAGAGCGCAGATAATCGAGAATGCTAGGGCACTCGTCTACGAGCGTGCTCGCGAAGAGGCAAAGCGTACCTTGCGTGAAGAGCGCCTGCGCAAAGGTGGCGACGAGAGTAAGTTCACGCCGATATGCCTTCTCGATGTTTTTGACCCCGAGCCAGTTGAACTCGATGCGAGTGGAGTTCTGCTTTCAAGTGGGGTGCATAGAATCTCCGGCCCGGCCGGAAGTGGGAAGACCAGGTTTGCTTACTGGTGCGTACTACAGCGCATCCGCGCGGGCGAGAAATGGGCCGTATGTGACCTTGAGATGGGCTCCGGAAGATGTAAGCAAGCACTTCGGCAGCTCGGCGCTACGGACGCCGAATTGCGTCGTATCTTCTACATTAGAATGCCGGATGACATGACTCCAGATCTGGTAGAACATGGCCGCGCGCTCGCAAGATCTGTGGTGGTTCTCGGGTGTTCGGGCATTCTATTCGACTCGATGACGCCATTTTTGGCGGCTTCCGGAACGTCAGAAAATGACCCGCAAGGTGTCAGGGACTGGACCGTTTCGGCATGTTCCGGAGTCGAGTGTTCTATCATCATAGACCATACCGGACACTATGATGACTCGCGCGGGCGTGGTAGCTCAGATAAGGGCGCAGTATGCGATGTTGACCTAGTCTTTAGGGTCGAATTCCCATTCTCGATAGGCCGGGACGGACAGGTATCAGTACATGTAAACAAGGACCGTTCCGGTACACTTCCCGCGCAGCAGATGATGCTTATCGACGTCGAATGTACCGACTCCGGGATGAACTTCTTCCCCGGCGAATGGCAAGAACTTTCGGCCGGGAATGATGGCCCGGTAGAGGACATTCTAGCACTACTTCTTATCAATAATGATAGGGACTACGCGCGAGCGGGTGAGCTACAAAGGGCTATGATGTGTGGAAATACTGATAAAACTATCCTTATCAAGGAAGCGGTAGATGATGGCCGAATCATCTTGAAAAGGGTAGGTTCTGAGAAGAGATATTCGCTACCAGATTAGTATATTGAGATTCGAGGGAATGATGAGTTCCGCCTTGGTATAAACATCCTCCCCGCTCTCGGGACCCTAAAGGTCCCTATAGAGAGCCGGGACGACCTTGTATACCAAGGCGTCTCTCATTCATCCTTTTCCCCCGGTGCTTGGGGGGTATTCTATTGAGGAGTATAGTTATTGTTCCGCTAGAGTATAGTCGACCGTTTCTTCCCTAGCCGGGGCGGATCGGGTATACTCATCTCGTGACGTAACCGCGCTGAAGGAGGTGGACAGATGGGTGATGTTAGCCCGGTGGTGGATGAAGGCATGAAGGCGGCGACGACCCTTGTTGGATTGTCTTCTGGTGGCGGCGCGGTTGCGTTCTCGGGCCAGGTCTCGGGCACTGTTCCTGGTCACCAGTTCCCTTGCCGGTCTCCCCTCAGTCTAGCAACGTCTGGCGCGGGACCATGAGCGGCGGTTCCTGGCGTAGCACGCCCCTGCCCCCTGGGTGGGGGCGTCTGCGCGCTTCTGTTCTGGCGCGGGACCCTGGATGTCAATGGGGGATTCTTCCTGGTGAGGAGTGGGGTTGCGGACAGGACTCGACGGAAGTTGACCATCTTGGTTCGCCTGATGACCACCGTCTTGAGATGTTGCGTGGTCTTTGTCATTCGCATCATCTGCGCCGGACGGGTGCGCAGATTGGTGCGCAGAATGCTGCCCGGCGTTCCATGCGGATGCGTCCGGTTGAGCCACACCCTGGAATTCTGCGTTGTGGAGAGGGATTGTTATGCCGCCGTTTGTGAAGATTCAGAAGAACCGGAAGCCCAAGGCTGGCGAGAAGGTTTGCCCACCTTGCTCCGGCACCGGCCGGGTAGACACTCATGTCTGTCCCATATGTCATGGCGCGGGTGTTGTCCCTGAGGCATGGAAGCAAGGAGATGGACCGGTACCTGGCCCTGGTCAGGATTCCGGTGATAGCAGTTACATGGAGGGCGGCTCTAGCAGCGGCAAGGCGGGCAACTGAGAGGAATGGACGAATCATGCAGTTTAACCACACAACTACGGCAGTTGGGGCCGGGCCTGGCGTCAATGCCGGGGCTAGTGCCACATTCAAGCATCTCGGGATGAAGGTCTCCAGCCTTGCGCCGGACTGCGTCGTGAATCTGGAGACGAGTCCCGACGACGCAACATGGACGGTAGCCGATCAGGTCATCGGCGGGAATCGCTGGGCGGTAGCAGGCCTTCATGCTGCCGCGCAGTACGTCCGCTCCAACGTCATCAACCTCGGTGCTCCATTGACCGGTCGTTCAGACACCGGATGTGGGACCAACACAACCACAACCGTCACCGACCCTCATGCCGTTGCTGCGGATGCCGGCAAGTCCATTAGTGGACCTGGCATCCCGGCCGCAGCCACGATCGTTTCTGTGACGGCCGGAACTGGCTATGTCATCTCTGCGGCAGCAACCGCTACCGCTTCAGCGCTGACGTTCGTGGTTGGCGCCGGGGCACTCCCTGTTTCGACAACACTCACATACACACACTAGAACGGCGGCGATTGATGGTAGCCAAGAAGAGACCAGAAGAGCGTACTGGTGCGGCATCGGGGTTTGCGAACGATCCGCGCTTTGTTGCTGTGTCGAAGGGGACTTCCCGGCGGGCCGGAATCCCGGTTCCGGAAGCAAACCCGATGTGGCATCCTACAGCACAGTCGTGGTTCCGGTCATTGGCGCTGTCTGGGCAGTCGGAGTTCTATGAGGCGTCTGACTGGGCGACGGCTGTATTCTGTGCGCAACTATATGATACATTCTTGCGCACACGGAAGTCGACCATGCTGCCGGCATTCCTCCGGTTGTCAGAACGGCTCGGTGTTACGATTGTTGACCGGCGGCGTAACCGTATTGAACTGGATGAGCCGGAAGTTACGGATGAGGATGAGGAAGCGGCTGACCAGGCAGTCGTTGACTGGCATGGACGGCTCGGGATTGTGAGGGATGTCGATGGTTGACTTCAATCTCGCGGAGTTGCGCGGGTTCCACGGCCGGTGGGTTCTCGGCGGTGTCCGACACGGGCATCTTCGGCACCTCAAGAGCGGCAAGGTTGTGCGTGATGCCGTTCCGGGTAGTGGGGGTAAGACTGTTGTCAGGGACTCGGCTCATGTCGAGTCAGCGGCAGCAAGGGCGAGCGCAAAGGTCGCACAGGAGAGGCAGGCGGCACAAGTCAGGCGTGCCGGTGGCCCACATGTCGTGAAAGAAGCTAAGAAGCCTGAAGCCAAGAAGCCTGAAGCTAAGGCAAAGACCGAAGCAAAGGGCAAAGGCAAGCAGACCGGCAAAGGCGGTGCGGGTGGAGGCCATCTTGGCGGACTGCTTGCCGGAGCGGCGAACGTAGGACAGCTGGCGAACTATGCCGGAGGGCTTGGCAGGATTGGCAGCGCCCACAGAGCGGCCGCCAAGAAAAAGGCAGCGGCAAAGAAGCCTGCCGCCAAGAAAAAGGCGGCCGCCAAGAAGCCTGCTGCCAAGAAGCCTGCTGCCAAGACTGCTGCCCAGAAGGCAGCGGCTGCCAAGGCGAAGGCAGCAGCACGCAATAAGGCGCTAGCGGCAGCTGCGCTCAAGAGGGCTGCGGCGGCAAAGGCCCGTGCTGATGCGGCGGCTGCTCGCCGGGCAGCATCAGCCGCAGCGGCAGCGTCCCGGCGCGGCGCGGCACTGAAGGCACACCAGAAGGCTCCGGTCGGCAAGAAGCCATCTGTGGCACGGGCTGGTGGGGCTGGCTCGAAGGTTACACCGTCAGCTGCCGTAATGGCGAATCTGGCCAAGTATGTAGCAACGCCGTAAGGGGTGATGTGATGGACCTTATTGCGCCCAGGGACAGGCTTGTCACATTGCCGGAGGGGGTTCCCGAGCTAACCCTTGGCTGGGAAGCGATTCACTGGGCCACTAAGTACCTGCGACAGCCAGATGGCCCGGATGCAGGATTGCGGTGGGAGTTCACCGAGTCGCAGGTACGGTTCATGCTATGGTGGTACTCGCTACGGCCGGATTCACGATGGATTTACTATCATGGGGTCCGCCGGTACCCAAAAGGAGCCGGCAAATCGCCATTCGCAGCTGTACTGGCGATGATAGAGTTGCTAGCGCCTGTACGGCTCGCGCGGTTCGATGCTTCAGTGCCTGGAGGGGTGGTAGGCAAACCCGTCTCCATGCCGCTAGTACAGATTGGTGCGTCATCGCATGACCAAGCAAACGTCAACACAATGCGCATGGTACGTGCGCTTCTGCCGAAGAATTCACGGCTACTACGTGACTATGACATCGAAGCTGGGAAGACTATCTTCCACACTCCGGGCGGTGGCCAGCTCATGGTCATCACGTCATCCCCAACAACAGAAGAAGGAGCGCTTGTAACATTCGCGATTCTTGACCAGACGGAGAGCTTTACGCATTCAAATGGCGGAGTAGACCTTGCGGAGGTTATGGACCGTAACGTCGGTAAGTCCGGATCACGGGTTGTAGAGACGTCTAATGCGTGGGAACCGGGGCAGGAATCAGTCGCCGAGACGACATTCGATGCCTGGGTATCGCAGGAAGAGGGTAAGCTCAAGGGGCGTGGAAAGATCCTGTATGATTCCAGGATGGCGCCCCCGGATGTTGATTTCGATGATGTAGCATCTATTCGCAAGGCCGTAGAGTTCGCATACGGGGATGCTTACTGGGCTGACATTGATGATATTGTAGAGAACCGTATCCTGTCGCCACGAATCAAGCTGGATGTGTCTAAGCGGTACTACCTCAACTGGCCCGAGTCGGCCGAGGATGCCTGGACGACGCAGCAGAAGTGGTCCATCATGGCGGATGTTGACTTCCGCTTCGATGATGGCGACGATATTGTAATGTTCTTCGACGGCTCGCGGGTCGATGATGCGACGGCGCTTGTAGGGTGTCATGTTGATACTGGGTTCGTGTTCACTCTCGGGATATGGGAACCTAGGGGGACTGGGAAGTTTGTACCGGTCGATGAAGTTCATGCTACGGTACAGGTCGCGAAGGAACGCTGGCATGTCTGCGGGTTTTTCGCTGATGTCAAGGAGTGGGAAGAGTCTACCAAGATTACCTGGCGGGAATGGTTCGAGGAGACGGTTGATGTCTGGGCCGTACCTTCGGGGCGAGATCCGCAGCCGGTTGCCTGGGATATGCGTTCACACGTCGGGGAGTTTACTGCAGCATGTGAAATGGTGCTGTCCGAGATTGATACGTATGCTAACACCGGAACTGGATTCCATCATGACGGGGATTCGATTCTGGGACGTCATGTCGTTAATGCGCGTCGCCGCCCGAACCGGTACGGCATTTCAATTGGTAAGGATTCTCCCAAGAGTCCAAATAAGATAGATGGTTGCGTATGTATGATCGGCGCGCGACATGTTAGGCGTCTTGTGCTTGCCTCGAAGTCATACAAGGAGCGTAAGGAAGCTGCTGCAAAGAAGGGTGGCGGTCATGTCTGGTCATTCTCGTAAGGGGTGTGTAGTGTGATTATTGGTACTTCTGAAGTTGTCGAGACAACTACGAAAGCGCTGATGGCCAGGCAGGCCGAGCAGGTACGGCTCCGGCGTATCTCAAATTACGTCCGGGGAGCTCAAGATCCTCCGTACATTCCGCGCGGTGTGAATGCCGAATATCGCTGGATTGCGCGAAAGGCCCGGCGGAATTTCTTGCCCTTGATTGTCTCCGTGGTTTCTGAGAATCTTCATGTTGACGGCTATCACCCGTCCGGCACAACCGCCAATGAGGTTGCGGCACCGGAACGTCCACAGCCTGAGTGGGATGCGTTCCGGGCGAACCGAATGGTATCACGGCAGCATGGCGTTCATCGTTCAGTCATCAAGTATGGCTCGGCGTACGTTATCGTGCTGCCGGGAGTCATGGCTTCGCCGGAAGAGCAGGCACAGAACGTTCCGGTGATCCGGCCTATCTCACCACGGCGCATGACGGCATTCTATGCTGATGAAGTTGATGATGAATGGCCGCAGTTCTCAATCGAAGTCAACGTCATCAGGATTCCGAACGGGACCGCCCGGCTCATGGTGTACGTTTATGACGAAGCAAACCGGTACATCCTGACCGGGAATGCGGTATCCGATCCTACGCAAGCCGGACTGAAGATAGCAGATCCGGGCGACATCCTGCTCAATAGTCAGCCGGTAATATCATCGCATGGACTTGGGATGTGTCCGGTAGTGCGGTTCTTGTATGAAACTGACCTGGATGGGGAAGATGACTGCGTAGGTGAGATTGAGCCGCTTATGCCGATTCAGGACCAAATCAATTTCGACACGTTCAACCTGATGATCTCGACACAGTTCGCCGCGTTCCGTCAGCGGTGGGTCGCCGGGATGTCGCCGGTTGATGAGGAGGGAAATGAGGCACAGCCGTTCCGGCCGGGAGTGGACAGAGTGTGGGCGTCCGATGATGCTGCGACACATTTTGGCGAGTTCGGCGAGACAGCGCTACAACCGTACTCGCTGGTCCGTGAGGATGGTATCAGGCACATGTCGACCATCTCGCAAGTCCCGCCGTACCACCTTCTTGGGCAGGTTGCGAACATGTCGGCGGAAGCACTAGCCGCAGCGCGAGATGGCCTGGACAGGAAGATTGAGGAACTACAAGCCTCGATGACCGACCCATGGCGTAACGTGTTCCGGCTAGCGGCGCTTGCTGGCGGCGACAAGGATGGCTGGAATGACTTGTTCGGCACGGTTGTGTGGAGAGACACATCGGCACGGGCATTCGGGTCAACGATCGACGGTCTTACCAAGCTAGCGCAGATGCTTGGCGTGCCTGCTGAAGAACTCTGGGCACGGGTGCCTGGTGCTACGGCCGATGATGTAGCGTCCTGGCAGCTAGCTGCGCAACGCGAGAAGGCGCAGATGCTTGTAGCGCAGCTAGCGGCTCAGCAGGCTGGCGTTCCGGCCGCTCCTGTTCCGGGTGCTGTTCCCGGAGCAGTGCCCGGTGCTCCTCCCGGAGTTGCGGTGCCTCCGCCACCTCCACCGGTACCGCCGAATGCTGCGGCGCTCTTGCCGCCCGGTATGATCCCGACTGGTGAGTCGCTATGACGATGCCTGGGCTTCCACTGTCTGATGAGCAGTCATCACTAGCACTGTTCGCGCGGTACAGAGATCACCAATATATGATCGGGCATCGTGTAGAGGCAGCAATTGCCGGGATCTGGGCGCGAATGATAGATCCTGCCCGGTTTAATGAGTCGTGGCATCGTACTGAGCCGGTCATCATGGGTGTTGTGGACACGCACTATGGGATGTCGGCGGCTGATGCGGCAGAGTACTACACCCTGTCTCGCGCGGTAGCTGGCTTCTTTGGGCGTGCTGTGCCTAACGTGCAGCTTCGGCCGGATTACCTCTCGACAGTAGTTAATGCGATGGCGGCTGGGCAGTTCTTTCATTTTCTTGGGACGGGGGATGAGGCTCCGGTTGCGTCTGGCAAGGCAATGGATGCGCTACAGGGAGCTGGCGTTCGTCTTGTGATGAATGGCGGGCGTGATACGGTAACAACGGCGGCTTCATTTGATTATAACGCTCAGGGGTGGGAGCGTATCATGGAGTCGGATAAGCGTGCATGCGACTATTGCTCGATGCTGGCTGGTTCTAGCGGGGTGCATAAGTCTTTTGGCGACCGGTTCCATGCGCATGATCGCTGTTACTGTCTAGCCAGGACGGTCTTTAACGGACAGCAGTCGTATAATGCCGATATTCAGGGTGAATGGAAGTCGGCTACTGCTGGGAAAAGTGGTAAGGCTGCGGTAGCGGCCTGGAAACAGTACTGGAGTGATGGAAATGTCGGACCTGAAGGAACAAGCACTACGGAACCTGCTCCAGAAGAAGCAGGCAATGCCCCCGTCGTCGGCCAATCAGAGTAACTCACCGCGATTCCCGATCAATTCGCGTACCGGGCCGACTAATTCGCTGTCGGCGGCGATTCGTGCGGTAGGACGGGCGCGTCCGAACACGCCAGAAGAGCGAGCAAAGGTCCGGCGGTACGTCATGAGCGTCGCTAAGGCCAAGGGATGGTCCGAAGATATTCCGGACACCTGGAAGCCAGACGGGACGCTCACTACTGGAGGATCATAATGAGGGATCGGTACATTAGCGTACTTGACAATACTCAGGTAGAGCTTGTCGGGCGTGATGAGGACTCTGGATGGCCTGTTGTCGAGTGGATTACCGGGAATGGTTCGAGTTACATCGTTGCTGTTGATCCGTTCATGTTCGATTCGCAGTTCACGCCGTTCCAGGAGGGTATTCATGACAACCCCATTTGATATATCTGGCGCTACGGTAGTGGTGGAGAATGTCGCTCCGGTTCCAATGACGGTGCTGTATATTCCGCAGAATAACGATGTCGTCGTCAATGTGTACTATCCGGGGATCTCCGACGGCACCGGGGCAACATCGGAATTCTACTACAAAACTGACCGTACGACGAGCGATACTGATCCGACGACAAGGATGTACACATCCACAGTTGTCGACAATCCGGACAATACCGGTACGTGTATGTCAACATTCGAGATCCCGGCGTCGGATAATGCGAGCGCCGGGTCATTCTGGTGGAGAATTGACCTGATTGATTCTTCGGCAGACGTCTGTACGGTTGGCTACGGGACACTGATGGTGGAGAGTGTGTGATGGCACAGAAAGAAGAGCACACCAGCATGCCGGACCAGTTGCTTAAGTACTGGACTTCCGGGGCTGGCGCGGCAAAGCTACACTGGGGCGTGCCAGGAGATTTCGATGCGTGCGTTACAACGCTCTCGAAGTATGTCCCGGCCGGAATGGTCAAGGGGCTGTGTGCGAACATTCACAGGCACGCGACCGGAGGATGGCCTGGTCACGCACCTGGCCTGGAAGAGGCTTTGACTCGCGCTAGGGAGGCGCGTAACCGGAAGACTACGTAGAGTTAGGACTTCCCTTTCGGCGTCCGGCGGGGTATACTCCCGCTAGAGGCACACTTGGAGGATCGATGAGCGAAGGTGCGGCCGAGACCGGAGCTGGGCCCGCAACGGGCACTGCTAGCAATGGAGCTGGAACGGCTTCTGCTGGCGCGGCTTCTGGCGATCAGGATGCTTCTGGCCTGCTGGATGGCATGCTTGAGAGCAGTCAGCAGCAGGACGGTGACCTGGCCGCGCAAGTCGAGCACTGGAAGTCAATGGCTCGTAAGCACGAGACACGGGCCAAGGCGAATGCTAGTGCGGCGACGCGCCTTCAGCAAATCGAAGACGCCAACAAGACGGAACTCCAGCGGGCGCAAGACGCCCAGGCGGCGGCTGAACGTGAGCGTGATGAGGCTAGGGGCCTACACTCTCGCATGATGGCGGCCGCATCGAACAACCTTCCCGTAGAACTTATTGATCATCTCGGTGCCGGAACGGATGAGGAGATCAACGAGCGAGCAGAGCTATTCGCACAGGTCATCGAGGAGACGGCCCAGGCGATAGCGGAACAAATGCTTAAGGATGCTGGGATAGATCCTGGGAACCTGAACCAGAATGGCGCAACGCCACAGCAGCCACAGCATCAGCTGGCCGCACGGCCGGTCGAATCCATGAGGCCGGGATCGGCCCCAGTCGGCGCAACGCCGTTGAACAATGAGCAATGGTTCCGCAACCTGCTCAATCGAACGTAGGCATTACGGTTCCGCCGTAGTGCGGAAAGGTTTTTGATGGGCGTCTACGATACTGGGGTCTTCCGGTCATCCGGAACTCCAGACCCCCTTGTCCCGCAGCCTCTCGCTGCGGCGATCATCCAGGAGGCTCCGAAGTCATCGGCGGCTTTGACCCTCATGAACAAGACCACCTTGTCTTCCAAGACGCAACGCATGCCAGTGCTCGATGTGCTGCCCATGGCGTACTGGGTCGGCGGGGACACCGGTCTCAAGCAGACGTCCCAGATGGCGTGGCAGAACGTCATCATGGTTGTCGAGGAACTTGCCTGTATCGTGCCGATCCCGCTTGCGTATCTTGACGACGCGGATGTGCCGTTGTGGTCGCAGGTTCAGCCCAGAATCACAGAGGCGGTCGGTGCGCTGATCGATTCGGCGGTGCTCTGGGGCGTCAACAAGCCAGCTACCTGGGGTGAAGCAGTCTTCACCGGCGCGGGGAAGTCGGGCCAGTGTGTTCTGGAAGGCACCGGTGTTGACCTGGGCCAGGACGTCACAGAGCTGGGCGCGATCATGGCCGAGACCGGCTACACGGTGTCTGGGTTCGCCGCGATGCCGGGCATTGGCTGGAAGATGGCCGGAATCCGGTCGGCACAGGGCGTGCCCATTTACCAGCCGGACATGACGGACACTCCTGGAGGCAAGCTCTACGGGTACCAGATGTCCGAGGTCAACAACGGTTCGTGGATCAACCCGGTCAACGGAGCGCTCATGCTAGCTGGTGACTTCACGAAGGCCATCATCGGCATCCGGCAGGACATCAACTTCAAGATGTTCACCGAAGGCGTCATCTCCGACGACACCGGCAAGGTCATCCTCAACCTCATGCAGCAGGACGCCGTTGCGATGCGCATGGTCATGCGTCTCGCCTACGCTACCGTCAATCCGGTCACTATCATGAATCCGAGTCACACGATCACCCAGCGGTGGCCGTTCGGCGCGGTTCTCGGCGTCGGCTCCACGGTTCCGTCCAGCGGCGCGATCGACGTCATCCAGACGTACCCCGGCGGAACAAGGACGGTCGTCGGCGCAACGGCGGATGACGTTCCCGCCGATGAAGAGGAATCAGCCGGCACCGGCAACGGCGGCACCACCGGTAGCCATCGTGGCGGCCGTACGCCGCGTTCAACTACCAAGTCCGAGGAGTAGGAGTTTCGATGTCAGCGATACCCAGTCTCGCCACGCCCGATGATATCGCGGCGAGGCTGGGCCGCAACCTGAACCAACTGGAGGCGGGGCGGGTACAGGGACTCCTGGATGATGGCAGTGCTATCCTGCGTAGGTACTGTCGCCGGGATTTCCTGTACCATGCCTCCGACACCATAACGCTAGTCGGCGATGGTGGGGTTATCAAGCTGACGGCGTGGCGGCCGATAGTTAGTATTGATTCCGTTATTGCTCTCGGCGGTACGCCTGGCATCATGGACATCCCGGTTACCTGGTATCACTTCGATGGCGTCGACGAGATCACCGTGTTCAACCCGGCCTACTCTGGAATCATCAATCTTCCAGAGATATGGTACCAGGAGACGTTCTGGTGGGGCGGTAGCTTCAAGATAACGGGCACCCATGGATTTGTAGATGTTCCGGATGATGTGTCATCAGTGTTGTGTTCGGCGGTTACCTCTGAGCTAGCGACGCCTACGATGTCGGCAACCCTCATGAGCGAGTCGGTCGGGGCCTACTCGTACTCGATGCGCCGTACGTCCGGCGCGGGACTGAATGCTGCCCTTGTTGACGCGGGCATGAAGGACGTACTGGCCGATTACCGCAAGAAGCTTGGCACGATGAAGATTTCGCTGTAGGGAGGTGTATTGTGGGGTTTCCTAATTTCCCATATGCGGTGCCGATGACGCTTCTAAAGCGCACCGTTACCGGTACGGACGAGTACGGCAATGATGTGCTCACGGAAACCCCGATTGTTGTTCCGCAGTGCGTGTTCCAGCCATCAGGAAGTACCGAAGTCCTCATTTTTACCGATCAGGTATCGACTAACGACATTATCTATATGCCTGCTGGGACGGATGTGTCGGCTCTTGATGCTATTCAGTATGATGGAGCTACGTATGAAGTCACTGGTGCGCCTAGCGAATGGCAATCGCCATTTTCCGGCCGTGCGTCGCCAATTCGCATTAACGTTCTGCTAGTTTCCGGAGGCTCGTCATCATGACAGATGCTACGTATACTCCTGATCACTCCGGGATGGGGCAGCTACTTAACTCGGACATGATGCGTGATGCTATGGAGCAACGCGCTTTGGAAATTAAGATGCGTGCGGAAGTTATTGCCCCGGTGGATATGAAGAGCAAGCATCCTGGACGGTACAAGGCCAGCTTCCACGTAAGGTCACATCTTCATGGCGGCGTTACGAATGACCGCGCCGAGGCGGTTGTGTATAATGATGCGCCGGAGGCATTCTACGTCGAGTTTGCTCACTGGGGTGCCGAGCCTGAGCATATACTTGTCCGCGCGGCATTCCTGCCTTACAAGGGGGTTGCGGGATGAGTGGGTACCCGATATTTCCTGATGTCGAGACCTTGCTGATGTATGCGCTAGTGCCGCAGAATCCTGACATTCGTTTTGTGACGGTTATGCCATATGGTGATCCTTCCGGGATTACCGCTAGGATTCGCCGAACCGGCGGCGCGGTTGTTCATGTCGGCCTAGATCGTCCGGTTGTTGATATTGATGTGTTCGGCCCTAAGTCCCAGATTGGTAATGTCTCCTATGCTGCGAGAGAAATCCAGTCACAAGTCATGTCGCTCATGAGCGCCATAGTATCGAATGGAGTAATTCAGAGAACGAGTACCGTCGCAAGTCCGAGACAACTTCCGGAGGTTAATCCAAATCTAGTGCGGTTTTCCGCAACGTATGAACTTCAGGTACACCCATAATCCCTAGGAGGGAAAGAATGTCACCAGCTAGAGCGGCAGCAGCAGGAGCGGAATCAGAAGTCGAATCGATGGGTGCCGAGGTCACGCCGTTCACCGGCTTGCCTCTTCCAAGTACCGGCTCGTACAAGAACAATCAGCTTCTCTACGCGGCGGGCGATGTCGTCGTGTGGGTCGGCCCGCCGAACCTTTATCCGCCAGCGGCGTTTGAGGACCCGACCACGATCACCGGCGCGACCTATAAGTGCTGTGGCTGGACTGATGTGTCCGGTTACATCTTCAAGCTCGACGAGACAATCAAGGACATCCCGGCGGCCGGGGTACTTACCCCGATCCGGTCCATCCTCACCGGCGGCGTCAAGACCTGCCAGGCGATCTTCCTGGAAGCGATGAACCCGTACGTTCAGTCACTGTACGACGATGTGTCGATCTTCCCCGTCGCATCATCGCCGCTCAAGCCGACACCGGGCCGGGTCGACCCGTCATGCGCAATCGCGATTGGCAGCCAGACGGTCACCGACGCAGCTGTCATCAACGCAGACGTCGGCAAGGGCGTTTCGGGTACTGGCATCCCGTCGGGCACAACGATCACGTCAGTTACTCCGGCCACCAGCTTCACGATGTCGCAGTCCGCTACGGTGACGAATGCTTCCGCATCGCTGACGATCGGCAATTACACATCCGTCTACATCATCCCGGACCCTCCGGCTGACAACCGGTACTCGCTGATCTTCGACTCGATCGATGGCGTGAAGCGGAGTCGCATGTACGCGCCATTCGCCAAGGTGACGGCGCGCGGGAATGACCAGGTACAGCAGGGCGACATCACGATGACGGACCTGACGTTCACGTTCTATCCCGGCACGATCGGCAGTACTCCGAACGCAGTAGCCCAGCGTTACATCGGCTACGGCCAAGACATGTCTGCGTACTTCACGTGAGCGCCGACGAGTGGGTGGATGCACCCGAAGACGAGATGCCGGTCGATGTCGATCTTGACGCGCTCGATGAAGTGTTGCGCCGAGAGGCTGTCGGCGAACAGCTCACAGTGCGACTTGACGGCAAGGTCGTTCATGTGGCTCATGCTAAGGACTGGTCATCAACCGCGATGCGCGCGGCATCGTCGGGTGACTGGGATACATGGGCACGAGAAGTCATCGATGATGATGACGAGTTCAGGATCTGGGTCGATGCTGACCTACGCAACTACCAGGTCGAGGCGGTATTCAACGAGTGCGGTAGGCAGTCCCGGATGAACATGGGAAAATCCAGAAGGCGCTCTGGGTCACCGAATCATTCCCGGAGGAGGTAGAAGCAGACCTACAGCGCTATTACGGAGTAGAGCTGTCAGGATTGGGTGAAAGACTATCCTGGCGTCGGCTACTCGTACTGGTAGACCATCTCCCACCGGAGAGTGCCTTGAATACTGCGATACGGAACTCAACACCGGCCGAGGAACTTGCTCTCGCCGCCGGCGATCCCGCGCAGGCTCCGTGGAGCACTCTTGAGCTTCTTACCGCTGCGCTCATCGATGAAGTGCGGCAGCTGTCGTGGATGTACGCAAGTTCGCATTCAGCAAAGAACGAGACCGTTCCAAGGCCAGAATTTATCCGTAGGCCCGGCTCCGGTACGCAGCGTGGTAAGGTCATGAGTATCGAGTCCGCGCGGATACTTGATCCACGGCTACGTCACCTGAGTGATGACGAGGTACGTGAGCGAATGGGAGGTCGGTCATAATGACTGATATATTTCGTCGGTAGTGTTTCGGTCGGCGTCGTTCCTGATGCTCGTGGTTGGGAAGACAAGCTTCGTCAGCAACTCATCCCCGGCGCACGGAAAGTTGGGGATGATGTAGGCCAGACAATAGGCGACAGCATCGATGAGAAAATGATTGATGCTGGCGACGAGTCGGCAAAGGATTTTGGGGAGGCATTCAAGGAGCGCCTGAAGGAAGTTCTTGATACAATTCCCGATTTCAAGATGAAGGGTGATGCTTCGGACATAGACCTGAAGGTCGAGGAACTTCGCGCAAAGTTGAAGGACCTTTCGGAACAGGACATTATCGGATCTAAGAAGGCAATTGAAAGTCTTACTATTGTCGAGACTGATGTTAAGCACTTGGCCGACATGTCTAAGGATATCAAACTCGACTTCAATACTAAGGACGCGCTAGCTAAGGTTGCCGAGCTGCGTCTTGAAAGTGAAAAGATGCTCGGTGGTGTCGGAGTTGGCGGAGGCGTTGCCGGCAAGAAGAAAGGGATAACCCTCACAGGCCTAGAGTCTCTTGTTGGCACCGGCACAGGCGGTGCGTCGGCCGGTTCCGGTATTCTCGGCAATATCATGAATTTCTTCGGCGGCATCAAGGGATTCTTCGGTGGTGGAGGTGGCGGTGGAATAATACCAGCAGCAGGATCTGCTGCTTCGAGTGGAGGCGCGGGTGGTGGAGGCGGTCTCTCTCTGGCAGGCCTTGGAGGAATGGCTGCGGGGCCTGCTGGAATTGGTGCGGCTATTGCCGTAGCCTCTCCGTGGATAGGCCAGCTTATTAGCGGGGCAATTGTCGGTGCTCTCGGGTCAGCTCTTGTCGGTATTGGTATCGGCGGCGCGGTAATGACCGGGAAACTTGGGGCAGCATGGAAGTCTCTTACATCGCAGATGTCTGCGGATATGAAGAAGATTGGCACGCCATTCATCGCGCCGCTCAAGGAAGTACTAAGAGCTATAGGCATAATAGCCGGACCACTAACGAAGGTGTTTACGACTGCTAGCAAAATCCTTGCCGTGCCGTTCCAGAAGTTCCTTGATGCTATCGTAAAGGCATTTGGAAGCCCGGCGATTGCGAAGTCGATTGAAGCTGTAGCTAATTCATTCATGACGATCCTTACGGCTATCACTCCGGATATCGCGCCGGATATGACGCTGATAGCTAATTCGATTACTACACTAGCCAATACTGTTGCGAAGAATCCGCAGGCGATGGCGAATGTGTTCCAGTACATAGTCGACATTATCAACTTCCTCATCGCTAGTGCGGGCGATCTTGCTAGGATTGCTACGGATGTCGAGAAGTGGCAGCATGGAGCGGTCGGCCGCGCAATCGGCGCTACTACTCGGCACACTACCGAGGCGGTTAAGGGGGTTGTTGATGTTAATAATGCACTATGGGACTTGGGTACTGGAAATATTCCGGCGACTGGCAGGGCTGCTGGTGCTGCTGGTAGGGCACTTAACCAGGCAACTACTTTCAGGGACAATACTACGCCGGGTTGGGTACAGGCGTTTTCGAATCAGTCGATGAGCCATATTACCGACAATGTTAGGATTTTCTTTGTTAGCTTGGCGCAAAATATTGGGCATTGGTCTATGGTTGCATGGGAAGCAATGCTGCCATGGATCGTTCATACGTGGGAGCGCGGCCACAATCTTATGGTTGCGTGGGGTCATGATATAGCTCATTGGTTCGATGATGTTAAGCAATGGTTTATTCAGGGATGGAATTCAACTTACAATAGTACTGTACAATGGATTACGCGTACCTGGGAAAGTGGCCATAATCTAATGGTCGGGTGGGGCCATGATATAGCCCACTGGTTTGATGATGTCGAGGGATGGTTCGAGAGTGGGTGGAACTGGGTTTATGAGCATACTGTCGATTCGATAACGCACCTGATCAATCAATCAGAGATGCTGTTTAATGGTTGGTACCAGAATGCGGTCAACTGGATGCATAACGTAGAGAACGCTATGTCCGGTGCCTGGAATTGGATATACAATAATGTGATTAATACGATATCGAATCTTATCACCAGGGCGATGTCACTATTTACTGGCTGGTATCATGACATCCTGAATTGGGGCAAGGATGCGAAGACTTGGCTTCTTCAAACTGGCAAGGATATCGTAGCAGGTTTCCAGATTGGCATTATCGATGCCATGAAGAATGTTGCTAAGTGGGGGTATGATGACATCGTTAAGCCGGTTATCAATTTCCTGCTTAGTCCGGCTGGATTCCATATCGGCTCGCCGTCCAAGAAAATGGAGCCAATTGGCAAGCAGATCATTACCGGTATCATTCACGGTATGATGGGCGAGGGAAAGAATATCGGCACATTCGTCGGCAAGGTGTTTGGTTCGTGGCCGAATGCGATCATGAGTTACCTTTCAAAGGGGCTTATTAGCATGGGCCAGATCCTAAAGCTTCCGGCTAAAGCAATCTCCGAACTTGGAGGCGCACTCGGGTTTACTGGTGTTGCTGGCAAGGTTGCTTCTGGCGTTAGTAGTTTGTGGCACGCGATAGTCGGCGGTGGCGCTGGCGGGAATGTGTCGCAGTGGGCCGGTATGGTCTCGAAGGCGCTTACTATGCTAGGTCTTCCGCAATCGCTATCGGGGCAAGTCCTCTACCAGATGCAGACGGAGTCTGGTGGAAATGTGAATGCGATAAACCTTTCCGACATTAATGCGAAGATGGGTGACCCGTCGCGCGGGCTTATGCAGGTTATTGGCGCGACGTTCTCCCGGTATCACGTACCTGGTACATCGGGGAATATATATGATCCGCTCGCTAACATTGCCGCTGCTATTAATTATGCCATGCATACATATGGCAGGGGTCTTATGAGTGGTGGGCGTGGTATGGGATCAGGTCATGGATATGATACCGGTGGCTGGCTACCTCCAGGTGTTACCCTCGCGTATAACATGACCGGCAGGCCGGAGCGTATCCTATCGCCTACCGAGATGGCGGCGGCTGCGCTCGGTGGAACTCAGTACCACGCTCACTTCGACGGCCTTACCCTCGCGGCGATTGAGTCTCAGGTTCGTACTGCGTTTAACATGATGAGCATGTCGCAAGGCAATATGTACAGGCAAGGGAGGCGGTCTTGATGTCTTTCGCACCTACGCCGCTAGTCATAACGTATATTGATCCTGATGGCAATACATGGAACCTGTCTGATCGTTCTATGTCGAATGGATATGTCTGCTCGGCTATCGCGGGTATCGAGGGATTCCCGTTCATGATGCAGACAATCCCGTTTCTGGATGGCACTGCGCTCGCAAATATTTATATTCCGCAGCCGGGAACGATTGGCCTGGCCGTCTTGGTGTCACGTCCTGCGAGTGATGTTCAAAATGACTACTATACCACTCTTGATGCTTTGGTGCGAGCATTCATTACGCGGCGTAATGAGATACCAATGCCGGGCAAACTTATAATTCAGCGACCTGACGGAACGTCAAGACAGATATCTACGTACACCACATCCGGTCTTGATACTCCGGAAGTTGGCTTGAATGATATGTCTTTGTACTCATTCTCGCTCTCGACGCCGGACCCGTACTGGAGTGATCTTAACCCGAATCAGTTTATCTTCGCTCTTGCTCAGTCTGGCATCGGTATCCTGCCGTTGCTTCCGATTGCATTTGATGGTGTGACAATTGTTGGTACGAATATCGTCAATAATCAAGGAACCTCGCTTAGCTTCCCTACGTGGATAATTACCGGACCTGGTACGCCAAAGATGACTAACAACACTACAGGATTGTCATGGTCACTTAGTGCTCCCGTTCCTGCTGGACATCAAGTACAGGTCACGACAGCACGTGGACAGCAGTCGGTTGTTGATATAACTAATGGAGCTAATCTTTGGAGCAATCTCGTTGCTCAATCACCGCGCAGTTTGTGGCCTTTGGTGTCAGGGAATAATAGCGTGACGGTGACGCTTACTGGTGCTACTGTTGCTTCAAGTGTTGTGCTCGATTGGACAAATAGATGGAGCCGAGCATGAGTATTGAGCAGAATATTCCTGGTGTTGGTCAGCGTCTTGCTATAACATCTAGTCAGTATCAAGGGAATATCATTTCTTCGGGTCCGGATCGTTATTGGCCGCTTAACGACGCGGCTGGTTCACTTACGGTACATGAACTTGTTGCTAATTCGGCGGGGAATGTTAATGGTGGCGTAACTCTCGGCGTCAAGGACCCATGGGGTAATGCTGGCGCGGCTATGTTCGATGGTGTTTCGGGGGAAATTATTGATTCTAATGCTTTGAATATATCGTCTATTAACTCGCAGTATTCAATGGAGTTTTTCTATAATACTGTTAATCCTGTTGGTGGTATGCTAGAGTTTAATGCTGGTTCTGCGAGTGGTAATGGTATAAGCAACCAGCATACGTTGACGGCATATATGGGCGGCGGTACTACCCTTACCGGATCTCAGCTATCCTCGGGCGCTGTTGCGAGTACTGTTACTGATGTTTCTGCGACGAATGACGGTACTTGGCATCACTGCGTGATAACATTCGATGGACATTCACTGATGTCTATGTATCGGGATGGCGCACTTCAAAGTACAATGCCTATAACGACTGTTAGCTATTCTGCTGCATATTACTGGCGTATTGGTCACACTATCATAATGAGCACTAGCAATACTGCTGGCGGTTACTTCGGCGGTAGTATCGCGCATGTAGCAATTTACAGTCGCTGTATTACGGCTGCCGAGATAGCGATACATTATGGTTCCTGGGTTAACTTGGCTGTTCAGCCTCCTGTTATGCCGCCGAACATTGTATGGCTGGAACTTCTCGACACCAGTCTTAACAGCCAGGGCCTAATTAATTATGCGACTATTAATGCGCAGCTTTACTACAATGCTGTTGGGTCATGGTCTATTCTTTGTCCGTATTCGGATGTTCTGTGGAATCAAATGATGTCAGGAGAGTTCATTGCTAGCATTAACTGGCGCGGCCTATTTACGTTCGGGGGCAAGTGTGAACAGCCGAGCTATATGGA